GGGATTTGAAACCTGCAAATTCACGGAGAGAAAGGCGGTGCAAGCATGACTCGCATCAGCATCCTAACGCATCTGGCGTTCGCCGCCCTGATAGCGGCGATCACATGGCAAGTCGCGGTTGAGCATACGCAGCTTCGCGAATATCAGGCCAATGAAGGCAACACCAAACTTGTCGCGCTGGCTATGTCCGGCGCGGCCATGAAAGGAAAATAAACCATGACTAAACTACTCCTAATCTGCACCCTGCTACTCGCTCCCCTGCCCGCGCTCGCAAGCACTGCTTGTGATCGCATGGTTAGCGCTGCTGTGGCTTCTCACTTCGGCGATCCAAATATCGGTACTGTGCTCTGGCGGATCCGGCAAGAGTGCGAGGCTGCCGGCGCGCAAGCAACCCTGCAAGCGGAGTCGCAGCCTCAGCCGCCGGTTTATCACTGCACCGATGGACTGACTCCGGGTGACGTGGTATGTCAGCCGGAATGACTGGCGAGCAACTGAGACACCTACGATTTCAAGCCGGCTATTCCACAAAAGGTTTCGCCGCTCTAATCGGACTCAAGGACGCGCGCAATCTTCGGAGGTGGGAAGCTGGATCGCGGCCTATCCCCGCCCCTATCGTGGCAAAGATTCTTGATGTACTCTTGAGGGATGCCAGAGCCAGAGTATAAATTCGACGAGCAACCACAATGGATGCAGGACGGACTCAATCACATTAAAGAATGGCTGAACCTGGCTAGGCGCGAGCAGTTGCCGCCCATGGATTTCTGCACCAATGGCGGAAGCAGATATAAATGGTTTCTGTGCGGCGGGCGTTCTGGCGGTAAAACCCGAAGCGGCGCAGAGACTACTTTCTGGTGGGCTTTCACAGAACCTAAGTCTCGCTGCGCTGTAGTCGCGCCAACTGCATCAGACCTTGAGCGAGTATGCTTTGAGGGCAATTCGGGTCTAATCAGTGTGATACCGCCATCGTGCATCGAGAAATATAACAAAACGGATCATATCATCATTCTAAAAAATGGGTCAGTGATTGAAGGATACAGCGCGGAAAAACCATCACGACTGCGCGGGCCACAGTTTAACATGGCGTGGTGCGACGAATTGGCCGCTTGGAATGACGGGCGCGAAGTAAACAGCAACAGCACAGAGATGGACGATATCAGGGATCGCGCGGTTTACACGTGGGAAATGCTTAACATGGCCGTGCGACTTGGTGAGAATGTCAAATACGTTCTTTCTAGCACGCCCAAGCCCACTGAACTAATCAAGAGTCTTTACTACGATCCCGAAGTCATCGTGACGCGGTTTTCGACTTTCGCCAATCGTAAAAACTTGGCGGAAAATTACTTCAAGAATCTTTTGAAACATGAGGGGACGCGGCTCGGACGGCAAGAGTTATATGCCGAGCTTTTAGAAGGTGCTGAGGGTAGCATTTTCAACCGCGCTGACTTCCTGCTATGGGCTTTCAAGAATCCGTTGCCGACTTTTGACTACATCATCCAGTCTTATGATACTGCCTTTACGGAAAAGACGATCAATGACCGGACTGCCTGCACTACTTGGGGAATGTTTGTGCATCCGAAGCGCGGAAGCTGCGCGATGCTTCTTGACTGTTGGGCCGCGCATCTTGGTTACCCTGATTTGCGCGAAAGGGTGCTGGATGAGTATGAGCGCTGCGTATTCGGGGAGTATGATAAATCTGTGGATCTGGTTTTGATTGAGGAAAAGGGTAGCGGGATTAGTTTGCTTCAGGATTTGCAGAAAGAGGGCTTGCCTGTGATGGCGTATAATCCTGGCAGTAAGTCTAAGTTCGAGCGCGCCAATCTGGTGAGCTATCTTCCTGTGCATGGGAAGATTTATGTGCCTGAGGGCAAGGATCTTGTGACTGGTGTGGGGAGCCAGAAGCCGACTTCATGGGCTAATGAGATGATTACGGAGCTGTGCCAGTTTACGGGTAAGCAGCGTTCGCGAGATGACTACGTGGATTCGGCGGGCATGGCATGGAAGTTTTTGCTAGAGCAGGGATACTTCGCTGGCGAGCATAAGCAGACTGAGGATGATTATGAGGATGATTACCAAGAGTCGGCTGGTAATCCTTATGCTGCATAGCCTGATTGCCATGACTACAGATTTTATACTATCCATGCAGGGATGGACGATGAAGAACCACAATTCAACGCGGTTGAGAACGATGACGGCTCGGCGACTGTAATGACAGCGCCGCCACCGGATGAGGTAAAGGAAAAACACGGGTTTTATACTAACCTGGCCACGGTGCTTGATTCGTGGATGCTGTCCGATGCCGCCAGCGATCTGATTGATCTGATTGAGGATGACAAGAAATCCCGCGAGCGCAGGGACAAGCAACAGAAGGATGCGCTTGAGCGTTCGGGCGTTGCTGGCCCTGCACCTGGCGGCGCTGATTTTCAAGGTGCGAATAAGGTTACGCATCCCGGCTTGCTTTCGATTGCCATGGATTTTGCTGCGCGCGCCACCAAGGAACTACTGCCGCCTGGCGGCCCTGTAAAACCAGAGATTGAGGAGCCAGTAACGCCGCCTGAAATGGATCGCGGGAATCGTATTGCCACGCATATGAACTGGCAGATTACGAAGCAGATGAAGGAATTTGAATCTGAGATTGAACAGATGCTTACTCAGCTTCCTTTTGGCGGCTCGCAATATGTGAAGGTTTGGCGGGATGTTGGCCTAGGGCGCAACCGGATCGAGTTTGTTGCGATTGATGATATGTTTCTGCCGTTTTCTGCGAGTAATTTCTATACCACGCCGCGAAAGACGCATCGGCAGTTTCTGACGACTAAAGAGATTGAGGATCGGATTAAATCCGGCCTTTACCGTGATGTGGATTTGGATGCCGAGCCTCAAACGCCTGAGATGTCCAAGTCCGGTGAACTGACGCTAAAGGTTGAGGGCGCGGAAGATACGGGCGAGAATGAAGATGGGTTGCGGGAAGTATTTGAATGTTATGTGGATTGGGAATTTGATGAAGGCACAGCGCCGTATATCATCACGATAGAAAGTTACACCAAGCAGGTACTTGCGGTTTACCGCAATTGGTTGCCAAGTGATGAGAGAAAACAGGCGCTTGATTGGATTGTTGATTACCGCTTGCTGCCTTGGCGCGGGCCTGTTGGTATTGGGTTTCCGCAGATATTCGCTGGATTACCTGCTGCTATTACGGGCGCGCTTCGGGCTTTACTTGATTCCGCCCATGCGCAGAACGCGCCGGCAACTATCACGCAGAAGGGTATTACGAGCGTAAGCGGCAGGAATTCGAACCCGCGTCCTGGCGAGAATCTGACGATACAGACTAAGACGGGTATTCCGGTTGATGATATCCGCAAGGCGATTATTCCGATGCAGTTCAACGGGCCTTCGCCTGTGCTGCTTGAGCTCTTGGGACTGTTAAAAACTGAGATGTCCGATGTCCTGAAGATGACGCTGGATAATATCTCGGACAGCAACCAGAATACGCCAGTCGGCACGCACCTGAGCCGGGTTGAGCAAGGGCTGATTGTTTATTCCAGTATCCATAAACGGCTGCATCAGGGTATGGCGCGGTTGTTTGAGATTCTTTATCGGCTAAATTCGCAGTACTTGGATGATAAGAAAGAACTGAAAGAAGCCGGAAAGGTGCTGGCTAGCAGGGCGGATTACCAAGGGCCGCCGGTGATCAGTCCAATATCCGATCCAAATATCTTTAGTGAGTTTCAGAGACTGACGCAGACGCAGGCGATCTTGCAGCTGAAGCAGCAGCCGTTGCAGGTGCAGTGGAATGATTATGAGATCGCGCACCGGATGCTGACGCAGATGAAGGTTCCTGCGATTGATACGATCCTAACTCCGCCCAAGAAGCCGCCGCCGCCGCAGAATGTAAATCCGGTTAGTGAGTTTTCAAGTTTGATGCTTGGTCAGCCTGTGGATGTGGTACCGCAGCAGGATCACATGGATCACCTGATTATGCACTTTGATCAGTTGATAAGCCCGATATTCTGCCAGAATCGAATGTTTGCGCCGGTGCTACTTGCGAAACTGCTGGATCATATTCGGAAGCACCTTGGGTTTATCTATCCGCAGATTTATCTTGAGAGCGCGCAGCAGGCCAGCAATGTACCGTTGCAGCAGGCGGTTGCGGATCCTGCTGAAGCTGATTTGGTTTCCAAGGTTTTTGTGCAGGCCAGCCCGATTGTTGGTGGGATAATTCAGAAAACTTTCGTGGCTATGGCAACCAAGCGTTACGGTGCGCCTGTGACTGATTTGATTGCTAAGGCTTTTGATTATCTTGATACGATAGCGCAACTGCCAGCGCAGAATAATCCGATGATACAGATTGAGCAGCAGACGCTGCAGCAGAAACAGCAGCAGGATCAGCAGGCGAATCTTTTGAAGATTCAGCAAATGGAGCAAGAGAAACAGATTGCGGATGAGAGAAACCAGACGGAATTGATTAGAACTTCGGATGATAATGCCACGGCGGAAAATATCGCTTCGATACGCGCCACCACCGGCCACGGAGTCGGCGGATTGTCGGACGGTGAGTCCATAGGATCGAACGGATGATGATACCTTGGCAGATACTATTTCTCGCGCTGGCTAATCGCTGCCGTGGTGGATTGATTAACGTCCCTTCTGGGGAGTTGGGGCGGATGTTTTGGGCTATACCGTTTGCGGTTACGGTTTTTCTTGTTCGGTATAATCAGGATTTATGGGTAAATCTGTGTTATGGGGCTTCGTTGTTTGTCGGTGGGTTTACCGGTGCTTCCCTTGCGGCGTGGGGTAAGTACGACACTAAGCCAAATAACTGGGATGCGCTGAAACTGACTTATCAGGGGCTGATTTTTGTTTTCCCGGTTTCGGTTATCTGTGCGGCTTTTACTTTATATTTTCTTGCGGCTTCTGTTTTGCTTTCAGGGCTTGCAATCGCACCATGCTATGCTTTGGGATGGAAGATTCCTTCAAAGATTAAAGGTTTTGAACAAGGAACACCGCTTGGCGAGGTATTATTCGGCGGCGCGATCGGGTTGGTTATTTGGGTTGAATTTATTTTTCGGTGATTTTGTGATATTTATTTATGACTGTTGTCATGTTGGCAACTTAACCTATTTCCGAGGGACTCCCGATGGCCAAGAAAGAACACGAAAAGAAAGAGCATCACAAGAAAGAAGCTCACAAGAAAGAAGAAAAGAAAATGAAAGCCGGCGGTCATGCTAAAAAAGAAAAAGAGCATGAAGTAAAAGCCAAAGGCGGCGTGCACATCCACATTCACCACAGCGGTAAATAAGATGGCCGAAACACCTAAAAACACCAATGCGCACAAGCTTCGCGCTATGGGCAAAGGCAGCAAACCTTTCCAAGCCAAGGGCGGCAAGGCACCTGCTGAGAAAAAACCTAAGAAATGAATCTTCAGGATTTTATTTTAGGTCTTGAAGATAAGATTGGTAATTTAAGACAAGACGTAATTGAAAAGATTTCCGTGATTGCGAGCGAGGATGAACTCTTGAGCGTAGTGCGCAACGCGGGAATCTTGGAAGGCGTAACAACAACAAAGGAAGAACTGGCTAAGTTCTTACGCGGAGACGATGAGCAAGAAGAAAACTGATTACGGCCTGACGGATGCGTTTCCTGAAGTCGATTGCAATGAAACCCCTTTAGGTGATTGCATTATTGTCCAGCTAAAACTGGCCCCCAAGAAACTAGAGAGCGGTTTATACCTGGCGCAAGAAACCATTGATCAAGAGTCTTATGATAACACGGTCGGCAAGGTTATTCTGATTGGCCCTGATGCGTTTAAGTATTTCAATAAGGAAGATGGCACGCTGAAGAAATGGCCGGGCGAGCGCTGGTATCAAGTCGGTGATTACGTCCGCATTCCGAAACACCCGCGCACTGGATTTTTCAAGAGGGTAACGCGCGAATACAAGGAAAGCCGGACTTTCAAGGATGATGACGGCTATGAGACGGTGGAAACCGTGACTGAGAAGGATAACATCACTTTCTGCATTCTTCAGGAAGCCGAGATTCTTTCCAAGATTATTGATCCACTCAAAGAACTAACGATTAACAAATAGGCGAACCATGGCTGAAGCTGAACCAGAAGACGATGATTTTGACGTTACCGTGGTTGAAGAACCTGGTGAAAACGTAACAACGGCGGAAGAACCACCCGAACCAGCCGAGCCGAAAGAAGGCGAAAATTACACGGTTGATGATTTAAGCGGCGAGAGCGGCGAGAAGATTGAAAAGCGCCGTTTGAGCAGTAAGGAAAAGCGCGAGCGCCAACGTGAACAGCGGAATCGTCTTGAGGCCAAGGTTAAGGCACTCACGGCGCAGACTGTTGAGATGCAGCGGAAACTTCAGGCGACTGAGAATAACCAATACGGCCTGCGACTTGATGGGATTAAATGGAAGAAAGAGGAACTACAAAATGTCTATAATAATACGCTTAGACAACTTGAAGAATTTGAAGCCAAGGGGAATTTGAGAGGCACGCGGGAAGCAGTTGAATTAAAAATTAAACTTGAAAATGAATACCGCGCTCTTGAGGAACGCGAGCAGCAGATAGCGCAGGTTGCCAGCCGTCCTTCACCGATTGATAACACCACGGCGAATTATTTTAAAGGTTGGATTGATCGCAATAAAGCTTGGTACAAGGCGGATTTGAGCAATCGGGATTCACGGATTGCTAATGAGCTATCCCAAGATATTCTTGGTGAAGGCTTTGTCACCTCGCAGCCTGAATTTTGGGAAGAACTGGATCGTCGGTGTGCGGATTATATTCCCACTAAGCGGTTGGCTAAGAAACCAGCGAAAAATGAACCTGAATACGATGATGATGATGAGCCGCCCCCGCAGACTGTAAGCGGACGCGGTAGCGGTGCGCGCAGTGAAGGCAGCCGTCAGGAAGTTAAGATTCCTTCGTGGACGGTGCAGCAATGGAAGAACGCGGGTATTTGGGATGATCCCAAGGCACGCAATAAGGCAATCAAGGAATATCAAGCGGTTATGGAGAAGGAGAAACGCAATGGATGAGAGATTTAAGCGGCCACCTGGTCGTCCCAGAAAAATTATTGATGAGGTTAAAGATGCCCCTAGCGCCCAACATGAATCTGTTATAGATTCATTGTCAGATGCGCAGCCGCTACGACCTAGGCAGCGCCGAACCAAAAGGTTCCAGGACGCTGAATTGCTTCCCGCTCCACCGAAGCTATCGGGATATCACAGTACTTGGATTGGCGGCGAACCCCTTAATGAGGGCAGTATCCGAAACAACTTTCTAAGAAACGGATACACCCCGATCAGTTACAGTGAAGCAGCCAAAGGAGACCCAGAGAATTGGCCTCTAAGTGTTATTCCGGTTGGAATGGATGAAAACTCCAATGTAACCATCAATGAGAAGAAGGCTTACAAGGTTCCGCTAGAAGATTACTTAGAATACATGGCCGATGTTGGACACGATCAACCGCTCGAATACGAGAATGACGCGGCCACCAAATTCAAACGGGAAGCTCCCACGCATAGGGGAAACAGTTTAATCAGCGAAGATGGGGATGGATTTTCGTTTGGTCACCAGACCGGACAAAAGAGTAAACAGCCTAATTTTCGAGGCGCAGTGAATACGGGTGTAATCCGGCGCTGAGCTTCGATACAACAGTAAGGAGTATTGAATGTCAGCAATTTCAGCGCCACTTGGCCTAGTAGCAGTCCGCAACGGAATGATGGGTGCGGCGCCTAGCACGATTGAACTTACCAATGGTATTCAATCTGGTTATGCGAGCAACCTTTTCATTGGTGCGCCTGTAGCACTTTCTGGCGGTTACTTGGTAGCCGCAACCACTGCCGAAGATATCTGGGGTGTATTTGCTGGCTGTTCTTATTACCCTTCAGGGAATATTATCGCTAACGTGGGTTACTGGCCCGCTAATACGA